GGATTGCTACTCCCCATTCTTCTAGCTTAGCAAATATTTTTTCAGGGACACTAGTAAACCAATCAGAAATGGATGTCCACCATTCATCTAATTTTGTAGCTGTATTTTCAGGTAAGCTTGTAAACCAATTTGAAATGGCTGTACCCCATTCAATTAGCTTTGATTCAATCACACTAGGTATTGATGTAAACCAATCAGTAATTGTTGTTTTAAGTTCTTCAAATTTTTCAATAAACTGTTCTTGGATTTGGCTCATCATATACGACGCACTTGTTTTAACGCCATCGATCATACTTCCAATACCATCAATAAATCCTTGAATAATGTCTTTTCCTATTTGCACTAAATCAACATTTTGGAAATACTCCTTAACATTATCCATAATATTTATTGCAGTTTGTTGAATAGTTTCCCATGCACCTTTCCAATCACCCTGAATTAGTTTCATTACAGTTTGAATAACTCCAAGGATTACATCTAACGCATTACCCACTGTTAATTTCATCGTTTCCCAAGCGATTTTAAAAATACCTGTTACAACAGGCCAAACAGCTTCATATATCCCTTTGATAATCATCATTACTGCTTCAATGTTCGCTTTTATTTGTCCGAAATATAATTGAACTATTGCAGTAATTGTTTTACCGTTTTCTTCCCAAAACCCTTTGAATTGATCCATGATTTCTGTTGCGAATTTTACAGCATCATCAATGTAATTCTTTATCAAATTACTTACTGAAGAAAAAGCATTACTAGTTAGGTTCTTTATTTTTTCCCATGTATCTAAAACGCCTTCTCGGAACCAATCCACTTTTTTATAAGCTATAACTAACCCAGTTCCAATTGCTCCTATAGCTGCAACAGTTAATCCGATTGGTCCAGTTAGCGCGGTAAATACAGGTGCTAGAAAGGATAATTTTGCAGTCAGTAAAGCTACAATTCCGCCAGCCTCACCTATTGCTAATGCAAACGTTCCAACTGTAGAAACAATGGTCCCTATACTGGATATGAGCGTTCCAATCACAATAATTATTGGGCCTATGGCTGCGGCTATTCCGGCAATAATAACAATTAGTTTTTGAGTGCCTTCACTAAGCGTTGCAAATTTTTCAATCCACGGTTGTATCACATCAAGTACACTCATTACCATTGGTATCAAGATGTTACCTAAAGTGATTCCAATATCCACGATTTTATTTTTCAACATTGCCATTTGAGATGCCGTAGTAGCATATCGTTGTGAAGCTTCGTTTGATAATGCCGTATTTTCTTTCCATGCATCTGTGGACGTTGCTACTGCAGATGATAATAGATCACTAGCTCCGGCCATACGCATCATTACATCTGATTCGTATATACCTTTGATGCCCATATCCTCTAGTACTACTGCAAGGTTTTCACCACGTGAAGAAATAGTGGCAAGGCCTTTGATAACAGCATCTAAACCATTGATAGCACTTTCGTCATAAAGCTTCTTAAATTCACTACTAGACATTTGAGCGACTTCTGCCCACGTACCTAAAGCTGCTCCACCATCCATTACGGCTGTTTGCATCTTTTTAAGCACCGTTGTCATCGCAGTACCACCCATTTCAGCTTGTATACCTAAACTGGACATAGTACCTGCTAACGCCATAATTTGCGCTTCTGACATACCTACTTGTTTACCTTGCGCTGCTAGACGCATTCCCATAGACATGATTTCTGCTTCAGTTGTAGCCATTGTGTTACCTAGTCCAACAATCGACGAACCTAAACGATCAAAATTGTCTTGGCTCATACCTACGATATTGGCAAAACGAGCAAACTCTGTAGCTGCTTGTTCGCGTGTTAAGTTGGTGGATTCCCCTAAATCAATAATCGTCCGCGAGAAAGATAAAATTTTATCTTCTGCAATTCCTAATTGACCTGCTGATTCAGCCACTGCAGCAATATCTGATGCACTTGCGGGTAGTTCCTTCGCCATATCACGTATGCCTTGTTCAAGTTTTTTGAATCCTTCTTCGCTTGTATTAACAGTTTTACGAACACCTGCAAAAGCTGATTCAAAATCAACGGCTGCTTTAAATGCACCTGCACCTAATGCCGCAATAGGCGCAGTTACTTTCATCGATAAGTCTTTACCTAGTGAAGAAAGATTGCCCCCTATGGCTTGCATTTTGTTACCGACTTCTTGTAATTGTCGACCTGCTTGTGTCCATTGGGAAGATTGAACACGCAATTCTTCTGTTACCTCTCCGAGTTGTCGTTCCAATCGATTGTATTCAGCTTGTGCCCGGTTAACAGCATTTGCTTGTCGTTCAATTGCAGCCTCTGACGCTGTTCCACTAGCCACTAATTCATCGTAACGTCGACGTTGCTCCTGTAGCTTTATACTTGCTGCATCAAATTGACGAGTTAGAATGTTCTGCTTCTGGCCTAAACCTTCTACGGATCTACCGTAAGCATCTCCTCTTTCCGATAAAGCCCTTAGCTCACTTCCCATTGCTGTCATTCTTCTATTCACTTGGGCAATTGAGCCGTTAAAATTAGCTGCATTTAGACTAAGACTGACTTCTAAAGAACCGATTTCCGCCATATATTCTCACCGCCTTCTTGGCAAAAAATAAAAATCACAACCACGAAATTTCGTCGGCTGTGACTTCTTCTATTTCTTCATATTCATCTGAAAGCTCAAACCAAAAATGGATGTCCATTTCATCGATTTCATGTAATTTATAACCCTCTTTCAACAGGCTTCTATAAAACTGTTTAATACTTTGATATGGACTTCTTACTTTCCCTCGTTATCTGTGGAAGGCTTAGTTTCTAGTCCACCCATATTAAGTACGCTGTTAAATACTCGCATGATTTCATCTTGGAAATTACCAGTTTCTAGTCCGTCCCATAATTCATCCACAGTAAATTGATTATCAAAGACATTAACTATAAAGCCCATCATTTCATCAAAAGTTACTACTGAAATTTCATTACCTTCTTTGCGCATTTCTTCATTCATCTTTAGAGCATTTCGGAAAATACGTGCCTTAATAAAGTCGTTTGTAAAAGTTTTTTCTTCATTGTTAATTCGTAATGTGATTTGCATGTTTCATCCATCCTTTTCGTTAGTTACATAATTTTATTTAAAAGAAAAGAAGCCCTCGAAAGGACTTCTGTTTTAAGGAGTTGGTACTGTTTGTTCTGTAGGTTTTGCAACTGAAGCAAAGAATGTTTCTGCCGTAGCTGTTACCCCTGCATCGCGCGTATCAACTGTATGTTTGATATTCCCGTCAATTAACGGTAAAGCTTCACCACTAAATGGATATACTTTATAGTTTGTTTCGCCTTTTTTACGTGTTGCATTGGATTCTTCACCTGGCTTTAATTTTGCTTTGTAGAACCAAACCAATTTAGATCCTGATTCAAATCCTATAGCAATTGCATTAGGTGAATCATTTGAGTTGGTGATAATACCACCTTCTGCAGACATTTTATGTCCATACCAATCAACTAAAACTTTCGTTGGTAAATCAGCGGTTTCACCCGCAATTGTAATGGAATCCATTTGTGCTTCTTGGTCCACTACGCGGTCTCCAGCATCTAAGGATGCCTCTGAAAAGTTAGGTGTTAGTGTTAATGAAATGGGCATCGTTAATGTTTTAACGTCACCCCATGTTTCAGTTTGTTCATTTGTCATTAAAGCATAGTGGATTCTTTTTAAACTAATTTTTTGCGGTTTTTCATTTACCGTTGTAGCTGCCATTTACATGACCTCCTATTGTTTTATAAATTGTTATTCAACAGTTTCCCAATCTTCTGCCAACATATCTGTTTGTGAAGCTAACCATCCAACTACTATAGAACCATCAGCCGCTTTCATGTCGATATGAGCGTTAATTTGCACACAAGTAGTTAGTGCTGGAACAGTAGGTTGAACATGTTGTTTCGCTTCATTTCTTAAGTTTTCGCGGAATACTTTTGTTCCGTTGACTAAATAAATGAACATTCCTTTCCCATTCCAACC